CTGATTTTTCATATGTTGATAGTAATGACCAATCTACATTCTGAGGCATCTTAGTCAATAAAGCCTCATATTCTTCCTTACTGCAGTCCTGATAAGGAGCCTGACGGTAGGAATGGTCAGAATGCGGCAAGAAAGAAATACCACTGATTTCATCAAAATGCTCATAAACCCAAGCACCCACTTCCATCCATTCGTGCTCTTTAACAGTCACTGTGATTGATGGCTTATGCTCACACCAGTAGCGTTGATAAGTCAACCAAAGTTCGAGTTGTTCAATTGCATCCATGTCGTTTCGTGTAATAGAACCAACTGCCTTCATTGGGAATGAGAATACCATCACGCTATCTGGCTTCATTACACATGGCTCATGCGGGAAGCCAAGTTCAATCATCATCTTGCAGAGAGGATCCTTTTGGTCTGCACGCACGGTACGAATGTAGTATTCGTTGTGGCGGGCGTGAATACCCGAAGCGGCATCTACAAGTTGTGACACGGTTCCACTGGGCTTTACACATGTTATCGCAGCAGCCTGATTGATCTTAATCTTTCTTGCCCATTCTTTGTTGGTGTCAACCGCAATTTGACGAAGACCGGAAAGGAATTTCTCAAGATATTCATTTCCACCATACATCATCGGATTGTCCATGATACCAGTTAATGAAACACCCAGCAGAGCCTCCTCTTCACAGTTTTTCTTCCACTCTGAAGAAAGATATGGGAAGTGGGTTAGTGATGCTTGGAAAGTACCAAGAATGGTTGCGAGACGAACCTTTCTTTGAAGACTTTCTGCAGTATCGTCTGGGCGAACTACCACTTCCGTGAGATTACAGAACTCACGATCGCGTAGGATGATTTCTGAACATGGGTTGGTCCCGAACTCGTATGTTGCATCACGACGCTCTCCAAGGCGTTCTACGGTCTTACGGGTAGCCTCACGGTTGAAGATACCACGCTCGCCGCTCTTGCTCTTGTAGAGCGATAGCCATTCCTCGATAAATGTGCCGATCTCTGGCTTTTCCTTGTATGCTACAGAGTTGTTTGCAAGGGCGCGTTGCGGGTTCGCTTCCCACCATGCACCACTCTTAGCTTCCCGCATTCGCTCATCGGTGAGGTTAGATAGAGAGATAAGAGCCGACCTACGCACTCCTCCGACCACGACAATCTCTGCAACCTTACAAACGATATCATGGCATTCGATTGAAGTGAGTTTACGACCTGCGGCTCGCTTAAAAGTATCGCAGGTGAACTTAAAAAGGTCCTCCAGTGGTCTTGGTCCTGAAGCCCTACCACCAAAGGTTTTGAGTCTGGCACCAGCAGCGCGAACTTTAGACATGTCCCATCGTGGAATTTGACCTCCAACGAGAAGGGATACCAATTCCTTGAAAGCCTTAGCCCAACCAGCCTTAGAGTCTTCCACAGCGATTGTTGTATCGCTCTGGCTGAAATGTTCAGCGATTGTAGGAAGCTTCTCGACATATTGGCGTTCCACTGAGAAACCGACCCCGGTTCCACACATGAGAATATATAGAATTTCATCGAATGCACGGAGGCGATTTACCGCGACATAAGAGCAATTATATCCAGCGGTATTATCACGGCGAAGTGCTTCTCCTGCGGTCATCAATGCACGCATGGAAGGCATGATCTCAAGGTTGAGAACAGCATCCTCTAGTTCCTTGCGAAGAGCCTTGGTCAGATGATAACCTTGGTTCTCTTCCAAGTGTTTCTCGAAGAAATCAAAATATCTGCCTACCGTTTCTTTCCAATTTTCTCTTCGATTGTCTTTTTCCAACCAACGAGAGTATCGCGAAAGATGGATAAAATCTTGATATAAAGTAGGCAATGACATATTTTCTTTCTCCTTATGTAAATGTAACAAGTTGTATTTAGTCGGTATTTTTCGATGTCAGAACCTTCCAAGATTCATGAAAAAGTTCTGAAATAATATCGGATATAGCGGTAGAATATTCACGGACTTCCCACTGTGCATGGGGGTCGGAACGGAGTTTACAGACTCTCGCGTAGGCGGCTAGGGAGCCTGTCCAGAACCATTCTGTGTAAGTACCTTGTGGGAGCACGAACCGAGCTTGCTCAGGTGCCACGCCCTTTGCCAGAAGGCTACGGTAGATGCTAAGAGCATGTTCAGTAGCAGAATCGTAACCCAGATTACAATAGTTATAGTTGTCATCGTACTCCATGAAATCTTCGGAACCTTGCTTGGCTCCGTTGGTGGGCTTGTCCCTCCAGCGAGGATTGTAGACTTCCGGGTCTTCGGTGACATAACGACGGGAAATCTCGTTCTCAACAAACCCTACCTTATGCTTGAAAAGTTGAGTCCGAATAGAGATCGGTGCTTTGATACGAAGGCAAATCTGTGGATGTGCAAATGGTGTCCAGTGTTGGTGCTTTGCAAGATAAGAAATAAGCTTCTTGTCTTTATCCTTAAGTCTGAAATTAGATCTATATTCGATTATTGATCTTGTATCGGGGTCTATTTCTTCTTTAGTATCATAATCAAATTCGGATTCTTTTGCAAATGACACCCGAGCAGCATTGACCACCAAAAGATCAGATCCCATGTGATCGACATACTCAACATGACCTTTGTCCAATACTTTTATTGACTTAACTTCTGGTTTTCTTTCTTGCATTGTTTTCTCATCATTCTGTGTGCTTCGTGCGAATCAACAATTGTATCATACCTCACATACCCAAACAAGCGTTCATTGCAAATATATTGAGGGATTTTTTTATCCCTAGCAGAGTTTGAGAATGTTATGAATTCATATTCAAAATCTTTATCGGTAATGTATGTTAGGTCTTTTAGATAATTTGTATTGATCAAATATGTGCAATGAACGACCGGGACTTCAAATGTTCCTCTTTTTGACCCGCTCCACAATGCGATTTCGTATTCTCTATCTGGAAGAAAATATCCCTTGGAGTCAATTTTGGGAAAATAATTTGAATAGGTATTTCTCTTTGCAAAATCTATCAGATATGGTGCTATTATAGGCTTTTCTTTTGATAACAGGTAGTTCAGAGTACACGATTCTACCCAATTATCAGTATCACATACAAAATAATATTCACACTCTGTTGCATCGCAAGCATCAAGACTTTTTTGTCTTACCTTGCTCATAACCTTTAATCTGTGACCGTTATTGCTTTCCCAGTCCATATCTTTATTCAGATTAGGATAATCATCCACATCGAATATTATGGACTTGTACTTATTAGTATTTGATTCTACCCAGCGAGTTAATTTATCGAGAGTATCATCATCATTATTATTTGTGCTTATATAAACGACTATGTTTTTCTTGTCATAGTCTAATTCGTTTATGCACTTAAAGAAATGATTCAGATACTTTGATTGGTTTCTTGTAAGGATAGACAGGAACACATCATTCTGTTTTTTCATTTTCATCATCATAATATAAAAATTTAATGTTTTCTGTTTCAGCAAATGATTTTGCGTAATCTATAGCCCTTTTCCATAATGCAGGATCACATTCTTTAACATAGTTGGAAAACAAGCTCATGAAATTTAGCAATGCATTTGCTAACTCTTCTCCACCTTCATCTGATTCTTCTTTTTCTTCCATTGTGTTAACCTCAATTTTGCTTCCATACCCGAGTAAGAATATTTTCGAAGCATGTCAATTATGCCAGATACCTTCATTCCTGCCAATACCATGTCATTGATATCTTTTTGCTTAATACAAGAGGGAAGAATAACGACTCTTCTTGCCTGATCTATAAGTTTTTCCATCGTGGACATTACATGTTCATTTCGAGCCTCATTATCCAAAACAAAAATCAATTCTTTTTCTTTCAAAGTAGAAGGTACTTTATCTATGATCGATAGACCTGTTGACGCGACACAATTCGGCAAAAATAGCGAATCAATAGGTCCTTCAACAACAAATACCTCATCTCCTAGTTTTCTCCACAATCCATACCACTTATCCGTATCATGTTCACCTCGCACAGTGATATATCGAACCTCTGGGTTCTTTTCCAGAGATCTTCCCTGTGCTGCGATTATATTTCCTTGTTCATCATAAAAAGGAATCACAAACCTTGGTTCTTTTTTTACTTTGATATCAGGATCTATTGTGGATGCGAATTTTGCAAAATTTTCTGCATATAACAACTCACCCCATTTATCTTCTGGGATCCTGCGTGACATTGCAAATTGAACAGCATCGTGGCTGTTTGGAAGATCTAGCAGTCTAGGAAGGTTAGATTCCTGTAAATCTAGCCGTCTAGGAGGGACAGTTTTCGGTGGGATAATTACAGGTCCAGTTCTTCCTATATGGACATTCTTCTCTTTCCAAGACTCTACGGTATACTCTTTGTGAAGAGACGCATCCATGTCTTTCAGAAAAGTATCAAAATTCTTGGAAGCACCACAGTTATGACAGAAGTAAAACCATTTGCCTTTCTTGGCGATGAAGAATCCTCTAGCCTTGAGCTTGTTCTTCTGTGAATCACCACAAAGAGGACAAGAGCAGTTGTACAGACCAGACTTCTTTCTCTTGAAGTTCTTAAGTCGGCAAGAAATCAGATTGATATATTTTTCGTCAATCCAAGTCATTGTTTATTCCATGCTGCACCATTCAAATGATCGACAAATGGACCTTCGCCAATACCACCATAAACAAATATCTTAAAATTATTTGATGCTAATTCAGCTCCCATTTTTTCTATTGCAAACCGATAGAAAACATTCATCGGACCTTCTACAAAACCACCAATTTCATGTGTAGAATAAATGAGATTTTTCCACCATTTTTTATATGTTTCTGTTTTTACTATATTTGGATTGTTTGAATATAAATTAGTATAACTAAAATTCATATCAGATAAATTTATTGTTTTATAAATTTTTTCTACCGAATCAGGAAGACTTCCGACTTTATATTTTGGAAATCTAAGTTGATTAAAATCATTACATTTCATTATGTCTATTATCTTAGACAAATCTATATTCTGTGTAAAAATCCAATCGTGTTCAAGAGTAAAGAAATAGTCTGTTTCAACTGCGTCGTAAATTCGCATAAAATTTAGATGTGCAGTATCAATGGGATGATAAGAAACAGAATCATTTCTTAGCACGATACAGTTATACTTTGATTTAATAGATTCCAAGTTGGTCAGATATAATTCATCTATATCTCTGCCCAACCTATTGTCAACTCCAATAATTATTTTGGTATCTTTTGATACCCCCGTTTTATTGAAAAAGTCTTCAATCACATGTTCAATCATATTCGTATTTGGTGCCGATGGAATGGAAGTTTGGGTTCCATCTGGACACGCAAAATGCCCTTTTTCAACTCTAACACAATGTGTTGGTATGCAAATAGTTAAGTCTTTCATTATATTTTCCAGCCTTCTGTTTTTTTATTTTTAAATTTGTCAGAATCTCTCATATCAAACCCTTTACCTGCTATGGTATCTTCGCTGATATTAGCATTCAATATACCTGAGTGGGAGGACTTTGGTGCATCCTTAAATTTCATCATTGGACGATCAAGATTAAGAATGAACTTGCGATTTGTCATGGCATCATTGTACCGGTTCTTGAGTTGCTTCACAAGAATCTGCTTCATCTCTTCCAATTCTTCAGTAGCGATGAGAGCAAACATGAAATCAGCGGTCATAGGAAGACCGAAACTGTCTGATGTCTCAGACATATCAATGTCTTGGTTCCCAAACCCTTCTCTGTTGGTCTGTGTTGCTGTCCATAATGGTAAACTGTACTCGACCGCCAGACCTCGAAGTTCCTCTGCAATCGACTTAACATACATGTATGTGTTTACACCACCACCCATTTTGAAACGGGAACTCGCACAGATATTCAGGTAGTCAACGAAAAGAACATCTGGAACAAACTTCTTCTTCAACCGAAGTTCTTCTAGAAGAGCACGGAAATGATTTACCGTTCCCGTGGCGGTGGGATATTCCTTAATAATCAATTTACCCTTGACATTATCTTTAATGGATTCCATCTTCTTGTCATAAAGTTGCTTTGGAATCTGCTTGAGATTATCAAGTGAAATGTCCATCAAGTTAGCGTCAATTCTCTCTGCAATACGCTCTTCTGCCATCTCACAAGTGATATAAAGAACATTTAGATTCTGAGTCAAACAGTTTGCTGCGTGGTGGCAAAGGAACATCGATTTACCCACCCCCGTTGGGGCAATTACGACATTCAGAGTTTTGATTGGGGTTCCACCACCCGTGATTGTATTGAACATTTCAAGGTCAAATGGAATGCGCTTTTCCTTGGTGTGGTAGAATTCAAATCGAGTCTCTGCATCATCGATATAATCGTGACCGATATGTGTATCGAAAGACACCGCAAGAGCATTTGAAAGGATTGTCGGAATCGCTCCTTTAGTCTGTGTCTTTGACTTACCGTCGATGATATGGATAGATTCGAGCACAGCATTATACAAAGCACGGTCCTTGCAGAACTTCTCTGTCTCATCTACAAGCCATTTATCATCAAGAGTTTCCTTGGTCGAAAATACCGATTCACAAAGTTCAGAACACTTTGAAAGTGTGCTTTCATCAAGATCGTTTTTATCCTCAAGGATGATATTCACTGCAGATTTAGTGGGCAGAGAATTATACTTGTTTATATACTCTTGAAAAATGGAGAACATGATTTTGCTCTCCCTTTCAGAGAAATAATCCTCCCTCAAGAAAGGGAGGACTTTTCTTACATACTTTTCGTTCTGGGACAGTTGTTGTAGTATGGTTTGTTCGATCATTCCGTCATTATACCACAGGCAGAAGAACATGCAATAGGTTTTAATTTTATTGGATAATCCGTGCATATTCCTAGTATTGGAATATCTGTTTGGAATGAATCCGATTTTATTACCGTAATTCCATTTTTTACATAAAACCCAGGATAACACCAAGGTATAGACTTGCTGGTCAATGTCAATTTATCTTCTTCATGCCAAAAACAGTGTATGGCAGCGTGTAACATTCTATCAAGAGCTTCAAAATTTTTTGCATGACACCATAAGTTTCTTTGAAGAAAATATTCTGGAATTTCATATTGTGGGTAATCATGTCCCAAAACATATTTTCCATTCATATACCAAACATCAATTTCTACATCAAAATATGAAGAGACAAATAGAATTTGATCTGGATGGTTTTCTGTCTTTGGGTTTGGACCATTTAAATTTGCTCTATGTGATATAATTTTCATTTTAGCTTAATGACAAATATTGTTTTAGGTCTTCGGGTGTTCCTATTCCATGCATTTTTTGTACATAGAATGGAACCAGTGTTTTGTTATCTTGTATAAATTCATTATATACAGGTGCTATATAAAATTCATTATTTACTCTTATATTTTTTTCAATCATTTTTTCTGCACAAGAAACAAACTCATTTCCTTTTCTGTACCAATATATTCCGCATGTTGCAATATTTGATATTGGTTTTTTTTCCGCAACTTGGGTTATTATCCCATCAGAATTAGTTTTTACAAATGACCACTTTGGATGAACGGCATTGAAACAAAACACTATTCCGTCAACGGAGGAAAATTTTTTGAGATAATTAAAATTTTCTGGTGAATACTCTACTAATTGGTCTGAATTTGCAATCAATAAATCATCGTCATTATCTATGTATTTCTTTGCTAATAAAGCGGTGCACGCAGCACCTTCAGTCAGTTCATTTACTTGAACGATTTTAAATTTGTTATTGGATATTCTTTCTAGTGTAGAACATAATCCCTCATATTTAATCAAATGTTCTTTTCTTACCAAAAAAATATATTCAGCATCAAAATTTAAATTTTCAACAACTTGTTGAATCATTGGTTTTCCATGCACATCTATTAAAGGCTTTGGAAAAGTGTAACCCTCTTTTAAAAATCTACTACCCTCACCTGCCATTGGTATTAATATTTTCATTATTAATTTCTTCCAGTTTTGTTTTTATATTTTTTAAATTAACATCTTTACTGTTTTTTACTATTAATAAATTATTGATTGCACTAGATTTTACTGCTTCTATTCCTTTGTCTGAATCTTCTACGCATAAAATTTGTTTTGGATGTATATCCAACTTATTAACAGCTAAATTATAACATTCTGGATTTGGTTTATTGTTTTTAACATCTTCATTTGTTATTAACAGATCAATATAGTTATATTGACCGCTGTTTTTTAACATTAATTCAGCAGTATTTCTTATGGAATTTGTTATACATCCTATCTTGATTTTGTTTTCTTTAAGCCATTTATGTAATTCTATTTTTTCTTTCATTATGTGACATTGTTCATTTATTATATCAATTGTTATTTTTTGTTTTTTTTCATTTATTTTTTTAGCTAATTCTTCGTTTATTTTTAGTAGTTTTAATTTAACTAAAGTAGGAAGACCATTGAAAATATTTTTATGTTCAAATTCTGTTATTTCTGGATAATTGAATGATTTTAAAGCTTTATTCAAAGCAATATAATGCCATTCACAAGCATCGACTAAAACACCATCTAGATCAAATAATATAGCTTTACAAAAAATATTGTTCATTTTCTATCTAATTTATAATATTTATTATCATGGCTTAATGTTATATCATCTGTCATGAAATTAATATCATTAACATTAATTTTTGATTTTAACTTTTTATATACTGGATGCAAATCAGAACAATTTCTATATGGATTATCATATAATTCTTGTATACTTTGAATAAAAGGATCTATAAATTTATAAGGAAAACAAAATAAATTGTCCGTGACAAATTCATGATTTTCCCAATATCCATTTCCTTCCTTGAATAGAAAATTAAATTTATTAAAATCTATATTGAATTCACTCAATGGTTGATTGAATAATATATCAAAACGAGTAGAAATTATAAAATCAACATTACTATTTTTTATTTGTTCTAAACTACAAATATATGTCAATCTTTGGTCTGAATTATTTTTGTCGAGTATTTTATATTTAAAAGGTTTATATTCTTCGATTAATTTACTTATAGACTCATCATTGTAAGTTGTTATAAAAATTGTTGGGTAATTTTCCCAACAATTTATTACATTTGTATAAATATTATTTTTTGTTCTATTCCAATCTCTGTTTCTAATAGAATCTTTACTTATTCCAACTAAGTTTACAGCATATTTTATTAATTTCATTATTATACTTTCAAATATTCTTCGACAATATTATTATTTTTATTATAAATTTCTCTATCATACAAACGAACATCATCAAATAATGAACTTGTTGCTTCCATTTTACTTCCTTTAAGCGAAATATTTTCAATGACCTTTACACTATCCTGTGCTTTTTTTCTGAACAGATCAATCAATAAATCATCACCATACCATATTTTAAATACATCGGGAATCGATTTAAAAGAGTTTTTTCTGAGCATCATTATAGATCCAAAACCAAAATCTCTTTGTCCGTTTAATGTTGATATTTGTATATCTGAAGTATTGTCTATTTCAAAAGATTTTTTTGAACATCCTATTAATACATCTTCTTTCTCTAACAAATCATCACAGATGGATAAAAAATCGTATGATTGACATTTTATGTCATCATTAAATAACATTACATTATCCGATGTTGCAACTTTTGTAGCTAAATTCCAAGATGGATTTACATATAAATTTGTAAATGGGGTAATCGTTAATAATTTTGAATAATTATCATGTATTAACCAATCCGGTGTATTTTTTTTATCATTATTGATTAATATTATTTCTTCTATCGCCGGTGAATTTTCAAAAAAATCTAATTCTGATTTAAAATCTACCTTCCACATTGTTGGGATTATAACTGATATCATTTTTATTATTCCTTCTATATTTCTAATTAATAATACTACTTCAAATTTCCAACAATGGAAGAACTTCTATTAAATTTTGTAATTCTTCTTTATTTTTAACGCATAAGTGATCATTCTTATATGATTCTAAATTTATTTTATATATTTTATATCCAATATATTTTAAATACTCGTATACATCATTAATTTTTAAATTGAATTTTACTAATTGGTGTTCTTCTAATTCAATAAAAACTATAGGATTATGTTCTGTTATTGTCCTCTCGGCACCCTTTAAAACATTTAATTCATATCCCTGAACATCTATTTTCATAAATCCAACATCAGTTAAATTCATATCATCTATTGCTATGGTGGTGCATTCTTCTCCCCCTGCTCCTACGGAAGTATCTCCTATATTTACCCAACTAGAAGAATAATCTACAAAATTTAATGAAACACTTTTATTTGAAATTGAATCCAAGCAATTTTTATAACATTCAACATTTTTAATATCATTTAATTTTAAATTTTGTATTAATTGTTCAAAAACTAAACTCTGGGGCTCAAAACAAATAAGTTTTGCTTTTTCATTTAAATTTTTTCCCATTACTATAGCATTATATCCAAAATTTGCTCCACAATCCAATGCATCACGGTCTTTTGGCATTATTGTTTCTACAATAATTTTAAAATGTCGTTCCCAGATATTTCCTCGGAGCAAGTCCTGTGATATAGCATCATTGGGATATAATAAAAAAGTTCCATCTTCATTTTTATATTCTATTAGTTTCATATTATACTCCTCACAATATATTCAAAAATGTATTTTTTATTAAAGTACTTTTGTATAGTATTTATCTGATATGACATACATTCATCATAAAATGCTGTTAC